TTCCCGTCACACAAGCCACAATCGCAGCCTCCAGGTTTTCCTCCCCTGCCAGCTGAATAAAGCGGTTCGCATCCTCCGGCGCCACGACCACGGCCATTCGCTCTTGAGATTCGGAGATGGCCAGCTCTGTGCCGTCCAGGCCCTCATATTTTTTGCTCACTTGATTCAAATCGATATCCAGGCCGTCGGCCAGCTCGCCAATGGCCACGGAAACGCCGCCGGCTCCGAAATCATTGCATCGTTTAATCATCGAGGCGGCGGTTTTGCTGCGGAACAGCCGCTGGAGCTTTCGCTCCTCTGGGGCGTTGCCTTTCTGCACCTCCGCGCCGCAGCTTTCCAGCGATTGAGCGGTATGCGCTTTGGAGGAGCCGGTGGCTCCGCCGCAGCCGTCCCGCCCTGTGCGGCCGCCCAACAAAATCACAGCGTCTCCAGGGGCGGGCCGCTGCCGGCGGATGTTTTCCGCTGGGGCCGCGCCCACCACGGCGCCGATTTCCATCCGCTTGGCCACATAGCGGGGATGATAAAATTCATGGACCAAGCCGGTGGCCAGGCCGATCTGGTTGCCGTAAGAGCTATAGCCGGCGGCCGCCGTCTGGACGATTTTTCGCTGGGGCAGCTTGCCGGGCAACGTTTGGTCAATGGGCGCCAGCGGATCTGCCGCGCCGGTGACCCGCATGGCCTGATAAACATAGCTGCGGCCGGAAAGAGGGTCCCGAATAGCGCCGCCGATGCAGGTGGCCGCGCCGCCAAAGGGTTCAATTTCTGTGGGATGATTGTGGGTTTCGTTTTTGAACATCAGAATCCATTGCTCGGTTCCGTCCTCGGTTTCTACGTCAATTTTCACCGAGCAGGCGTTAATTTCCTCGGATTCGTCCAAGTCGTTCAAAGCGCCGATTTTTTTTAGGTATTTGGCGCCGACAGTAGCCAAATCCATCAAGGTGACGGGCTTATCTGAGCGCCCCTGATAAACCTCCCGGCGGATGGATTGATAGCGCTCAAAGCTCTCTTGCGCCGCCGGGTCCTCAATTTCTACTTGATCGATTATGGTGGAAAAGGTGGTATGGCGGCAATGATCCGACCAATAGGTATCGATAACTTTTATAAGCTGGCCTGCACGGTTGGCGGTTCGACAATTTACATTCCGCGAGCGGAAAGTTTGCTCCGCCCTGTACGTGATGCACATATCAAGGCTGAATTTACCGGATTCAACCATGTTGCACTGGCCGAGAAGTATAACGTAACCGAAAGATGGGTTAGGCAGCTCTGCGGAACTGGTTTCGCAGAAGGGCAAATCGGTTTTTTTGATGAAACTTTTGAACCGTAATTCTAGGAATTAAATCTAGGAATTGCTTCGTATAGACGTTTCCGAAAAAATCAGGTAATCTATGAGTACAAGCTCAGCTTGTACTCATATTTTTTTAGCCCAAAGGAGGCAGAAATCATGGAAACAGGAACGATTCAGAACGCGGCAAACACTTTGTTGACGGATGCAATGCTGGCGGTCGTATCCCTTGCTGGGGCGTATGGCATCTATTTTATCCGGCTTTGCGCGGCAAAGGTCAAGTCGCAGACCGCGCAGCTCCGAAATGAGCGCACGCGCTGGGCGCTTGATACGGCGCTGGACGATGTACGTCAGCTTGCCGAGCTGTCGGTCGGTGCAATGGAGCAAACCACGGCAAAGAAGCTGCGTGAGAATGTGAAGAACGGCATCGCCGATCGCGAGGAACTGCTTGCACTCGGCAAAACGGTCTTCGATGAAGTCAAGGCGGCGGTCAGGCCAGAGGCGCAGGCCACGATCACCAGAACCCTCGGTAGCTTCGATGATTACCTCACAAAATGCATTGAAGAAGCAGTCCTGAAGGTGAAACAGAACGACCCTCTTGTTATGCTTCCTGAAAGCATTCCCGCGAATGAGAGTGTACATTAAGGGAGGCTCCATATGGATATCGTACAAGTCACCGCAGTCATTGGCGCGGCAGCCTCCCTGCTCTGCACGCTCGTTGTTGGTGCGCTGACGTACTTTATGAAAAAGACGCTCGCCAATCTGGAAAACGCGGATAAGCAAAACGCCGACCATATCGCAAAAGTTGAAGACAAGCTGAACGAGCTGCAAGTCAATCTTCCGCTTGTTTTCGAGACGCGGGAGGACAGCATCCGTGTTATGAACCGGATTGAGGATAAATTAAACCGGCTGACCTACCGGCTTTTAGACAAGGAGGGCTGATACCATGGCATTTCTGGACGAAATGACCGAGCAGGAAGTAAAGAAAAATAAAACTATCCGGGGCTATATCCTGCGGTCGCTTGCAAAGGGCAGCAACAATACGCTGTTTGTAAAGCAGATCAGCAACGCCCTGTATGCTGAAAATCAGATTTACAACCCGGATATCGGTAAATATCTTGAATACCTCGCGGAGGCGGGTTATATCGAATTCACCGGCAAGAATATCCACGCCTACAACGTCTATGCAAAGGACGGCATTATTAAACTGACGCGCAAGGGTGTTGACCTGCTGGAGGATACGATTCAAGACCCGGGAGTCGATGTCTAGCCGCAGGAAAACGCGGGTGGTCAATGGCAGCATTGATAAGCTGCCGGATGGAATTCGAGAACAGGTTGACAGCCTGATTGCTGATTCTACAAATACCTACGATGAAATCATTGTATGGCTCCGGAACGAAGGCTACACGATTAGCAAATCAGCGCTCTCACGGTACGTACGGCGCACATCTAAAATTGCAAGCCGTGTTGCTGACACCCTTCAGCGCACGCAGGCGATTGCCAAAGCAGTTGAGGAGCATCCCGACCTTGACTACACAAAGGCGGCGTCCATGATTTTTATGGATGGCCTGATGCGGCGGGTCACTACCGCTGAAGAAGAATTCTCCGAAATCCCGCTGGACAAAGCCGGACGGCTGATTGCTTCTTTTTCGCGAAATGCGACTTATGAGAAGCGTACCCGCGCCGAACTCAAGAAGAAAGCCGAGCTTGCCTTTGACCAGATGGAGGCTGAACTGATGGAAGCAATCCGCCAGCACCCGGAACTTTCCGGCGAGCTGCACGATGTGCTTTCCCGCGCAAGGGAGAAGGTGCTGGCGGATGGCGAAGATTAACCTTGCCGATTATCTGGAACGCCTTGCCGAGCCGGAAGACCGCGAAACTATCGCAAACCGGGACTATCAGCGCGAGCTTTTTCTCAAATATGTTGTCCGCGAAAACGGCTTTCCAGAACGCCGGACGCAGCTGCTGGCGGACTTTCAAAAGGGCAAACCTCTGACCGGAGAAAAGGGCCTGCGGCGGCAGCTTGGTGCAATCGACCTTGAATATTTCGGACGGGCTTACCTTGCGCATTATTTCGTCCGGGAGTCCCCAACCTTCCATGCAGAGCTGGACTGCATCTGGCGGGACGGCGTGATGAAAGGGTGTGACCCATACCGAGCGGCAAAGGAAATCAGCCGTGCAGACGGCTGCCGCCGCGTCATTGAAGCGCCGCGCGGTCATGCCAAAAGTACGACCTTTACCTTTAAGGATTCCATTCATGCAGCAGTTTACGCCTACAAGCATTATGAAATTATTCTTTCGGACAGCTCGGAGCAGGCAGAGGGATTTTTAACCGATATCAAAACCGAACTGGAAGAAAACGCGGCACTTCTGGAAGACTTCGGCACGCTGGAGGGCCGGGTCTGGAAAGCATCAGTTATCCTGCTTTCCAACGGTGTGAAAATTGAGGCGATTGGTTCCGGTAAGAAAATCCGTGGCCGCCGTCATAAGCAGTGGCGTCCTGACCTGATTGTCTGCGATGATCTCGAAAATGACGAGAACGTCAATACTCCAGACCAACGCAGGAAGCTGCGGGATTGGTTTTATAAAGCGGTATCAAAAGCAGGCGATACCTACACCGATATTGTCTATATCGGCACGCTGCTGCACTATGATGCGCTGCTTGCCAATGTCGCGAAGAACCCCAGCTACAGAGCTGTAAAGTATCGCGGTGTAATCAGCTTTGCAGACAATGCGGAACTTTGGGACGCATGGGAATCCATTTATACCGACCTTGCAAACGAGAACCGCGAGCAGGAAGCTAAAGCCTTTTATGAAGCAAATCGTGCAGAAATGCTGGAAGGTACAGCCGTCCTATGGGAAGAAAAACTTTCCTATTATGACCTGATGGTGATTCGGATTTCGGAAGGTGAAGCCTCTTTTAACAGTGAAATCCAAAACGATCCTATCGACCCGGAGAATTGTACTTTTCAGGAGGAGTGGTTCGATTTCTGGGACGATGAAGGAAAACAGCAGCCAGACTTTTCCGACCCGCGATATTTATTTATCGGAGCGAATGACCCGTCCCTCGGCAAGAATAAGAAATCAGATACCAGCGCCATTATCACGCTCGCGAAGGATACGCAGACCGGTTTTATTTATGTCCTGTTTGCGGATATTTCCAAACGCAAACCAGACCAGATTATAGAGGACGCGCTGGAGGCAAGCCGCCGCCTAAAACGCGAGTATAAACGCCCTTATTACCGGTTTGGCGTTGAAACCGTACAGTTTCAATATTACTTTGCGGAAATCATGCGCCAGCGCTCGGCGGAAGCCGGAGAATATCTTCCGATTCAGGAAATCAGCAGCACCCAAAATAAGGATGCGCGGATTCAGTCTTTACAGCCGTTTGTTAAAAATGGTTATGTAAAATTCAGCAAACGCCATAAAGCACTTCTTGAGCAGATGTTTCAGTATCCAATGGGCAAAAACGATGACGGCCCGGACGGATTACAGATGGCGGTTAAGCTGGCCCTTGATATCAAAGGCAGCAACAAAATCAATTATAAAAGCGTACTTGCCCGCGCTTTGAATTTCAAGCGCGGAGCCTATTAAGGAGTGAAAATCTAAAATGAAAACCTTGAAAGAAAATACAATTATCCACGGTGACAGCCTGAACGTTTTGAGAGAAATCCCGGATAACTGCATTGATGCGATAATTGCCGATCCGCCGTATGGAATCAATTACGAAAGTAGGACAGGCACAAAGATTCAGAACGACAAAAGCCCGTTTATCTGGTTTCTTTACGATGTGTTCCGTGTGCTTAAACCGAACGGCGGCGCACTGGTTTGCTTCACGCGCTGGGATGTGCAGCAGGCATTTATGGATGCTGCGAAAATTGCGGGCTTTGATATCAAAAGCGAACTGATCTGGAACAAGGTCTATCACGGGATGGGCGATCATAAAGCACAGTTTGCACCGTCCCATGAAAACATCATTTTTGCAGTAAAGGGCAAGTTTGCTTTTCCGGGCGGCAGGCCGCGCGATTTGCTGACCTGTGAAAAGCTGAACAGCGCCCATATGGTACATCCGACCGAAAAGCCTGTTGAGCTGATGAAGGATATCATTACCTCAATCACGCGCGAAGGTGATATCATCCTTGACCCGTTTGCCGGAAGCGGCTCGGCGCTGGTTGCTGCGAAGCAGACCGGACGGCGGTATATCGGCATTGAGCTGGATGATGGCTATTACCAGACAGCGCAGCAGCGTCTTGAGGCTGAAGCGTGAGCAAGAAGCGGCAGCGGCGAAACGCACCGCCGCCTCTGCGCAGGCCGGAAACGCGGGAAATCGCTGTTGCACAAGTCAATGATAAATATAGTGATTATCCGTCAAATGGACTAAACCCGATCCGGCTTGCCGAAATATTCAGAGAAGCCGACGCGGGTGATGTACTCCGGCAAGTCGAACTATTTGAGGATATTGAAGAGAAAGACCCGCACCTCTTTTCCCAGCTTCAGACCCGCAAGAATGCGGTCACTGGCCTTGACTTTGAAATCATACCTTTTGGTGATGAACCGCGAGACAAGGAGATTGCAGACTTCATTGCCGAACAGCTGGAAAGTATCGAAAGTTTTGAGGAAGTCGAAACCGATTTGCTTGACGCAATCGGCAAGGGCTTTGCGGTTTCAGAAATCCTATGGGGCTTTGAAGGAACCCGCGTGACTGTCCGGGAAATCAAATCCCGGCATCAAAAGCGATTCTTCTGGGATGCACTGGACGACTCTTTCAAAGTGCGCACGCAGGAAGCGCCGGAGGGCATCTTGCTGCCGGAGAACAAATTTATTATCCATAAATATAAGGCTCGCAGCGGACACCCTTCACGGGCTGGAATCCTCCGGGTTGTGGCGTGGATGTACCTTTTTAAGAATTATGATATTAAGGATTGGGTCAGCTTTGCCGAGGTCTACGGACTGCCGCTGCGGCTTGGCAAGTACCAGCCCGGCGCGGGTGAAGCGGACAAGCTGGCGCTCATGCAGGCGCTTATACAAATCGGCGCGGACGCGGCAGGCATTATCCCGGACGGCACAACGATTGACTTTATTACGACAGAAAAGTCCGGTTCTATTGACCTTTACGAACGATTTGCGCGTTATTGTGACGAACAGATTAGCAAGGCAATTTTAGGGCAGACGCTAACCTCAGATTCTGGCGGCGGTAGCTATGCACAGAGCAAAACGCACAATGACGTGCGGCACGACCTCACGGTCGCGGACTGCAAAGCGCTTGCTTCCACTCTCCGCCGCGACCTGATCCGCCCGCTGTGCATCTTCAATTTTGGCGAAAGCAAGCGCATTCCGCGCATACGCTTTGACTGCGAGGAGTCGGAGGATTTGATGCAGACCGCGAATATCCTCGGACTGCTGATTGAAAAAACCGGACTGCGCGTGCCGGTCAGCTACCTATATAAGAAGTTCAGCATTCCCGCGCCGGAAGGCAGCGAAGAGATTGCCGCACCGCGTCCTGCAAACGCAGGAATGGGCATAATGGCTTTTAAGGAAACACCTCCCGCGATACTGACCGGCCTAAAAAACGAAGCCGCTCCTTTCGGTACACAGGAACATATTGACAGCCTTGCAGACGCTGCCCTCCGCCACAGCGCGGACGGTTTTGAAAAAATGTTCTCACCAATTCTCAAATTACTTGACCGCGCGGACAGTCTGGAACAGCTCCGGGATCTGATGGAAAGCGAAAAAGAAGCTGCGGCGCTGTTCAGCGCTATGCCGGACGCTGACCTTGAGGCGCTGCTGCAAAAGGCAATGGTTTATGCCAACCTTGCGGGGAGGCTGATTGAAAATGAAGATTGAAACCCTGTTCACCCGTGAGGATATGACCTTTGAGGAAGCGGCACAGTATTTCCGCGAGCGCGTGCCCGTCACAGCAGATGAGTTTTATGCGCTGGCCGAGGAATACCAGGGATTGGCATTTACGGTCAGCGGCTATACAAAGCTTCAAATTCTGAAACGCTTCTATGAAGAGCTGCTTGCCGCGATTGAAGCAGGCAATACCTTTTCAGAGTTCCGGCTGAACATGAACGATTTTTTGAAAAATGAAGGTTATACCGGGCTTGCGCCTTTGCAGGCGGTCAACATCTTCCGAACCAATATCCAGACGGCCTATCACGTTGGGCATTATCAGCAGATGACCGACCCGGCAGTCATGAAGCTCCGTCCTTATTGGATGTATGATGCAGTAAATGATGCGCATACCCGCGGTACCCACCTTGCGATGAGTGGCAGAGTGTTCCCGGCAGACTCGCCGGTCTGGGATATCTGGTTCCCGCCGAATGGCTTCCGCTGCCGCTGCACGGTGCGGACGCTTTCCAGGCGGCAGGTGGAGCAGCGAGGCCTGACCGTTGAGACCGTGCCGCCGCTCGATATCCACCCTGACCGGAACTTTGGGACGAATGCGGCAAAGGTGCGCTTTCGTCCCGACCTGACCGGGTATCCGGAACCGCTCAAAAAAGCCTGGCAGGCACGCGAAAAGGGTAAAAACGGAAAAACGCCCTGACAGCCCCTGAAATCACTTTCAGGCCCGGGGCCATGCAGCATCATAGGGTGCATGGCTTCCGTGGCGTGTACCCCTGTTATCACGCGTTATCACGCTATTCCAGAAAGCAAGGAGGATACAAGATTGAAGAATTTCCTTGTACTCAAGGGAAACTGCATCCCGGTTGATGGCGTGCCGGAGGTTATAACTGTTTTGCCGCTTGGACACGCGGTCAGCTCCAAGGGCGAGTTTGAAGCCGATGAGGAGAGCTTCCGCACCATCCAGGACGGCATCACAAAACGCGGCGTTGACGTGGTGATCGATTACGAACACCAGACGCTGGGCGGCGGTGAAGCGCCCGCCGCTGGGTGGGTCAAGGAACTCAAGCTCGAGGATGGCTGTATCAAGGCAGTTGTTGAGTGGACACCACGCGGCGCGGAATACCTGAAAAACCGGGAATACCGCTACCTTTCCCCAACGATTCACGTCCGAAAATCGGACAATAAGGTCACGGGCCTGCACTCGCTGGCGCTGACCAACACCCCGGCAATTGAGGGCATGGCCCCGATTGTTAATTCAGATACCTTTGAAGGAGGTCAAGTTTTTATGGATTTGAAGCAACTGGCAGAGCTGCTTGGTTTGGGCGAAGACGCTGCCGAAGAGCAGATTTTAGAGGCCGTTAAGGCGTGCCTGGCAGAAAATAAGAGCCTCAAGGAAAGCCAACAGCTGCCCGCAGATGATAAAGTGGTTGCAAATAAAACCGTCTGCGAGCTGCTCGGACTGAAAGCGGGCGCGGCGGTGGCCGATGTCAACTCAAAAATCATGGAGCTGAAGGGCGGCATCATTGACGGCGTAAATGTGATTGCCGAACTCAAGGCCCTGAAAGCCGAAAACGCCGAACGTGCCGCAGAAGAAGCGGTCACGCTGGCACTCCGCTCCGGCAAGCTGACCCCGCCGCAGAAGGCCTGGGCGAAGAGCTATGCCCTGAGTGACCCGAATGGATTTAGCGCTTTCGTTGAGAAAGCTCCGCAGATTGTGCCAATGGGCGAAGTCCATTTTGACAGTACGGCAGCACCGTCTGGCGATACGCTGAACAGTGAAACGCTGTTCGCCTGCAAGCAGCTGGGGATCACTCCGGAGGAAGTCAAAAAATACGGTTTGCAGGAGGACAGATAAAATGGCAGCACTTACAAAAGAACGGGATACGCCGGAAATCGCAAACGGTGGGCGGCGCGTGTCCCTCCCTGTGAAGAGCAGCACAACGATCTATCAGGGCGCACTTGTCGCGCTGGAAGACGGTTTTGCGGTTCCTGCTAAAAAGGCTGCGGGCTTGATTGCAGCGGGTCGCGCCGAGGAAACGGTTTCCAATCCCGGAGCGGACGGCGCAGTTTTAGTAAATGTTTCGCGGGGCATCTTTGTTTACGCAAACTCCACAGCAGCTGCCAATAGGGTCAGCGCGGCACACCTTTTGCAGCCGTGCTACATCGAAGACGATTAGACGGTCACGGCAGCGGCGGCGGGTTCGTCAGTCGCTGGGTTGGTGATCCGTGTCGATGAAAGCAGCGTTGCCGTGGAGATTGGTTACGGGCTGACCTCTACAGCAGCTGATCCCTGATACCTATTATATAAGGAGGACAATGCATCATGATTATTACTCCGCAGAGCCTTCGCGGCATTTATATTGGATTCAATACGATCTTTAATAAAGCGCTCGAGGAGGCAAAGCCGCTGTATACGGAAGTTGCCACCATCACGCCATCGACCACGGATTCAGAAACCTATGCCTGGCTGAACGATATTCCGAGCATGAGGGAATGGGTCGGCGAGCGTGAAGTGCAGAACATTTCCGCAAGCGGATACACAATTAAAAACAAGCCATTTGAATCGACTTTCGGTATTAACCGCGAGGAGTTTGATGATGACAGGCTTGGTATCTATAGCCCGATTATTCAGGAGTATGCGCAGAATGCGGTCAACTATATTGACGATCTGGTTTTCGGACTTCTGAAAAAGGGATTTATAAACCTTTGTTTTGACGGCAAGCCTTTCTTTTCTGATTCGCACGAAATCGGAGGCAAAAAGGTATCCAATATGAGCCACGCGAAATTATCTCTTGAGGCCTACATAGCGGCACGCGCTTCAATGATGAGCCTGACCAACAGCAAGGGCAGGGCGCTCGCGCTCGTACCGGACAAGCTGGTTGTCCCGCCCGCACTGGAAAAAGAAGCCCGTGATATTCTGATTGCCGATTTTATCAACGGCACCAAGAATACCATGCAGGGCACGGCAAAGCCGCTGGTCGTCCCGCAGCTGGCCGGAAATGATTCTTCATGGTTCCTGCTGTGCACCTCTCGTCCGGTCAAGCCGCTTATTTATCAGGAACGAAAAAAGCCGAAATTTGTTTCTAAAACGCAGGAAACGGACGATAATGTATTTTTTGGCAGGCAGTTTATTTACGGAGTCGATGCTCGCGGCAATGCCGGTTACAGCTTTTGGCAGATGGCTTACGGCAGTGACGGGACAGCTGACCTGTGAAATACTCCCCGTGCTCCTGAACCATCTGATAAAAGGGCTTATCGAAATAGGCAAGCGTTGCCAGAGAAATTATAATCTCGCGGGGCTTGCCGGGATCGGACAGCTGCTTTCCGAAATATTTTTCAGTCCAACCCTCTTTCACGATCTTGTCTGAACAGTCTATGGCCATGCGTCTGATTTCGGAGTCAACGGAACAGGGCTTGATCTTATAATATAAGCGTTCCGAAACACAGCGGCAGACTTCGCACATATTGATATCGTCCATTGCGATATGCTGCTCAAACATACGCTCTGCTATCGCATCAAGCGCATACGCCATTGGAAGGACATTGTGCCTGGTCGCTCCCAAGATGTCGAACATGAGAGAAATAGAATTCATAAAAATCACCTTTCTTTAATGAAGATGATTCTATGATAATACGGTTTCGTCTATTTTCTGCATTTACGGGCGGAAACAATCAGAATTTACATTTTATAGGAGGTTTCAGCATGAGCTATAGTACACGAGCAGAAGTCCGCGCAATGCTAAAAGACGATACGTTAAATACAATTTTTGGCGATGCTTTTCATGAAGACGCTGCGGAACGCGAAGAACTGGCCGGGCCTGTCATTGATGAAGCAATCGCCGATGCGGA